TGGTGCAGGACTCATCCAAAATGTTGTCAAAAATGCTACAATTCCTGTCATCCAGACCGGTACAGGCAACTGCCATGTATATGTGGACAAGGATGCAGACTTTGATATGGCTGTTAATATTATAAACAATGCAAAGACCCAGAGAATCAGTGTCTGCAATGCATGTGAGTCGATTGTAGTACACAGCGCCATAGCAGAGGAGTTTTTGCCAAAGCTGTACGATAAGCTAAGAGAGCATCATGTACAGTTGCGTTGTGATGAAAGAGCACAGGCAATTCTTGCCGGAAGAGACGATGTGACAGAGGCCACTGCAGATGACTGGGGTATGGAGTATCTTGATTACATCATGTCGGTAAAGATTGTTGACAGTATTGATGAAGCAATCGAGCATATCAACAGATACAACACATCACATTCAGAGGCAATCGTCACAAATGATTACGACAATGCGCAGAAGTTCTTAAATGAGATAGATGCTGCATGCGTTTATGTAAATGCCTCAACCAGATTTTCTGATGGAAATGAATTCGGCTTTGGAGCAGAGATTGGCATCAGCACACAGAAGCTTCATGCAAGGGGACCTATGGGGCTTGAGGCACTGACAAGCTATAAGTATATTATTTACGGCAGTGGTCAGATCAGGGAATAGTCAGGTAAAGTATTATAGAATTAATTTGAGAGGAAACATAATATAACATGAGCTACGATATAGATATAACAAAGACACCACCGGCACATGAGCCTGAGAGGCAGTATTACTACATGGCAAAGGCAAAGGATTTTGTTGAAAAGAAATCTAAAGAAATCGGCCGTCCCATGACTTATTTCGTCAAGACCTTCGGCTGTCAGATGAACTCTAAAAACAAGATGCCTAAAACCGCGTAAAATCAACCTTTCTTGTTAATCTAATCTTACTCATACACACATAAAGAGAGCAGGCTGCCTCCTCAGCCTGCTCTTATTCTCTGTAAAGGAACTCGTGAACGAGTCCGTTCTTAAACTCTATCGAAGCTACGCGTCCGTCCAGCAGAACAATCCTCTCAATCACACTGTTCACAAAATCCTTAAGCACCTTTGCATCTACGGCACAGGCAAGCTCCCTGTAGTTGATGTGCTCACCTGATGCAATCTGATGAGCAATTAAAAATCCGGATGCAGTGGAGATGAAAGACATATCATCGTATTTTGTATCTGCAGTGTCGGCTTCAAGAGCTGACAGCTCATTCTCTATGTCACTGAGCGTGCCCTCAAGCTCCCTCTTAGACATCAGATATTCTTTTTCACTCATTGCATCATCTTCAAATAAAAACAGCTTCTTGAGCCTCTCAAGCGCTCTGATGGTCTTATCTCTTTTTGCCGTGAGTGCATCAGAATCACCGGAGCGGATGACAGTATAAGGTGCAGCAGTGTACCGCTTCGGTTTGAAACCATGCATGATAGTGTCAAAGGTGACATCCAGTCCAATGTCAGCGATGCCTGCCACCTGCTCAAACTCCGGGCCGGTGAGGAGTATCTGCTCCAGATCAGAGACAGAGTGCAGCAGTTTCTTTGACTTGGAAGCCTTGACCAGATTTGAGATATAGTTGAAAATAAACGGTCCGAGCTTCACATCAGAGGTGCCCTTTGCCTTGCAGTGAATTTTTTTGTTGTGAGCACCGCATCGATAATTCGACGGCCTGAAACCATCGGCTCTGACCACATCGGCATCGGAGTGATAGAAAGCCCCGCACAGACCACACACGACAAGACCGCCGAACACATGAGTCTTCTTACTGACCACCTTGCGCCCATCCTTGCCGAGTCCGAAGGTGTTCAGGTCCATCTGATGAGTCACCCTCTCATAGAGCTCTCTGTCAATAAGAGGTGGAAATACATCCTTCACATAGATAACATCAGACGGATCATTCCTCTTGCCTCTGGCAGATTTCCTGTAATTGTAGCGGTAGTCACCGACATTCATAGGATTCCTCAGAAAATCAGCCACGGTTTTGCTGGTCCACTCACCGCCACGCTTGGTCGGGATGTCGTGAGCATTACAGTAATCACGCACCACACAGGTAGAGTGGCTCTCATCATAGAGCCGGTACATCATCCGGGCATATTCTGCCTCGGTCTCAGAGTGCACCGGGCATCGGTTCTTTGTATCCCAGTCCCATCCATACGGCACCCGGGCACCGTTCCACTTGCCTTCAAGCGCGCGGTTCATCATAATGTCATGCACACGCTCACCTGTAAGCTTGCGCTCCAGCTCAGCAAACACGAGGATAATCTTGAGCACGGCTTCACCGATAGCACTTGAGGTATCAAACTGCTCATTGAGAGAGATGAAAGCCACCTTGTGCTCCTTGAAATCATTGTACATGATAGAGAAGTCTACAAGGTTTCGTGAAATACGGTCAATCTTGTACACCACGACATGAGAAATCATGCCGGCTTTGACCTTTTCAATCATTCTCTGATACTCCGGACGGTGAGTGTTCTTGCCGGAGCGCCCAGCATCCTTGAATATTTCATAATTTTCAGTTTTAAGAAAATGCTTCACATAGTTGGAGCATTCCTGAATCTGAAAAGGGATAGAGTCTCTGTCAGCCTGTTTCCCTGTGGAAACCCTGACATAGATAGCGACAGTTTTAGACATATAAAAAGCCCCTTTCTAAAAAAGAGGGCATGTGATATAATAAGACTTGCTTATGGAGTTATTATATTGGCCCTCGGGTTAATAGGTAACATCTATATAAACGCTCTGCAGTTGCCGCTGCAGGGCGTTTGTTTAGTTACAGCACCTTTTACACGGTGCTAAACCAAGAGACTTTGCCTCTTCGATGTCAATTTGAATAGCATCCTGCATACCACTACATGATGGAATAGTGTGATACTTTGAACCAGATGCTTTATAATATACAAAATCCTTTTTAACAATATCAATATTTAATACTTTAGAAAGATATTCACTGTCATCAGGAAAAAGGGAGCAGTGACGATTGAGTTCATATTGAAGAGCGTTATTAAGTCGGTCAAAAGGTGTTGTGTATGATAACAAACTTAATATAAAAAGCAATTCACTAAAACCAGAGGTCATTAAACCATAATCCGCATGAAAAATCTCGTCTTTTCGTAGGGTATTGCGACTCTGATAGTTATAAATACGACCGCCATGCGCGGACATATTTCTGTAATCAATACAAATGAAAAGAGTATCCATCATAAGTTTTTTCATGGAATCATCGTAAATAAAATCGTAGTGGTCATGGTATAAATGGGATATCATTTCATTTTGCTCAGGAGTTTTAAAGAATCCGACAAAATTAACAATTGTAGTAAAATATACCCCCTTAAAGAGTATCCAAGGTGGAACATCACCATACTTTGACATATAGTGGTGTATTGGATCTTTATCTGAATACAATGCCTTTTTTATCTTTTCTAAAGTTTCAGAAAGTGTAAATCTCTTTTTTCTACGTTTCTTATTAGCATAATTCCTATAATTAAGATATTTTGCAGAGACAGTACTGAATGATTTTGAAATTACATCGGCAGCAGCTTCTTTAATGAACTCTTCCAGATCCAGCATAGCAGCCATGACAGAGTTTCTCAGATTCTTATCTAAAATAAATAAAGATAAAATTTGCTCAAAAGTAACGCCATCCTTATAATATATAGAATCATTGTACCTGATTATGTATGGTTCTCTATAGCTTTTGATTAGGTTTGAATAACCATATCTCGAAAGAGCACTAATAGCAAAAGCCTCATCTGATATTATAAGATTTTGAGATTTTAATTTTTCTAGCTGACTATATACGTCAGTATAAGTTATTTGTTTATTCATTGTAAAATCCTCATAAACGCAAAAAAAGCCTTGGAATAAACCAAGACTAATTTTGCGACCGCACAGCAGTCATTCGCTAATTAGCTACATTATAGCATATGAATTAGTCTTGTCAAGTATTCATATTAAAAATAAGATTAAAATTTGCGCCGGCGCAAAAATATGAATTTAAAAATCTTTTCCACATTCAGGACATTTAATCATTGCCATATAAATTCCTCCTAGCTATTAACAATTTTGGATAATGTAATAGACATTCCCCAATTTTTATCACCGCCACCATATATTTTATAATCGTATATTGTATAATCATCAGATAATAGAGAAGAAACTCTATTGATATCGGCTTTGGCAATATTTCCAACCTGAAAGTCATTAGCATATACACCAAGAGCAAGTTCACCTTCATAGTCATATTCTTTGATCTGAATATCAACTGTTTCGTAAGGTTCATCTTTGAAGTGTATATGTCGTAGGGCTGTTTGTCGGCTTTTACGCCCTGTTTTGAAGGTGACACCAACAACTTTAAACTCGTAAGCTTTCTTCTCTAGTGGATGTGATTCTGTAATATCATCAACTGTTATTTCTGGAATATTGGAAATATTAATATTATTTTCAATAACATTGTTGCCCTCAGAAGCCTTTGCTTTTCCATAATTATTGAGACCATTTTTTTTTATGGTAATCATAATTTTTGTAGATTTTTCTATATGATTTAAACATAAATAGAAAAAATAAACCAGATAAAATGAAGATTATACCAAATTTTATGCTTACAGCAGGTATAGAAAGAAGACCAAAAGCTAAAAGTATAATTGCTATAACCAGTGAAATGATATAACTAATCTTATAACTTAATTTTGAGGCTATTTTTTTAGGTTGTCTTTGGGATTTATCTTTTATTGCCATATGAAATCCTCCTTTGTATAATTAAAATTTTCTTCTTCGTTTAATAATTTTTAAAGTATTTTCGAATACACAAACTATTGATAAGACTACTCTAACTCTATAATGTTTTTATTAATAACATATTTCAGGCCTCCTTTAGTGCGTCCCCTTTTGCAATATAGCCCAGCTCAATAAGCTCGTCGGCACGCTCCAGAAGCCGTTGCTTACCCTCATCATTAAGCTGGCGGTACTTATCAAGAATCGTTTTATCATTATCATTAATAAAAGAGTGGTTTTCTTCCACATGGTTAGGGAATTCGTTATCTCCAAGTATATAAGATGGTGTTGTTCCTAAATTTTTAGCAAATGCAAAAATTTTACTTTGTGGTAAATCTACTTTTCCTGCCTCAATTTTTGCGATAGAGGTTTTGTCTTTATAACCAACTTTAATTGCAAGTTCAGTTTGAGATAGTTTATTAAATTCCCTAAGAGAACGGATACGTTTACCGATTCCCTCTTGAATAGTCATATTAATCACCTACTTTCTAAATGAATGATAACATATGTGAGAATTAAATTCAACAAAAATGTAAAAAAGAGTTGACACACAATCAACGCGGGTATATTATGATTATAGGTTGAATGATATTCAACGAGAAAGGAGGCATTATTTTGACAGACAGCAAGAAACTTAATGAGATTATCTCTGAATCAGGAATTACAATTACAGCCATTGCATCAAAGCTGGGAATAACAAGAGAAGGCTTATACAAGAAACTTAATAATGAGACAGAATTTAAAGCTTCAGAGATAATTGCCATGCAGGGAATACTTCATCTAACTAATGAGATCAGAGATGAAATTTTTTTTGCAGAAAAGGTTGAATAACAATCAACCATATAACACAAGGGCAAGACTTTTAAAGGTCCTCTGGTAAGAAACAAGGAAAGGAAAAGACCATGACAGAAGTAATACTTTTTCTCCCGTTTTTAATAATTGCAATAATGATTTTATTAAGCGATTAAAGGAATAATCACAAGGAGAGAATAGCATGGAAAGGACAAAACCATATGGGAAATCAAATTTATAAACAAATTTCGAAGTTTGCAGAAACGCAAAGAGATGAAATCAAGAGAGAAAAAGCAAAAAAGAAAAGAAAGTCGGTATGTATAGATCCGGACTCTGTTATAGGAAAGGAAATAATGTACCAGACCGCATTACTGCATGAAATATTAGACGAGATAAGAGGAGGAAAAACCTCCCCTTAGAAAAGTTAGATATAAATATGCAAGTAGCATTTAAGAAAGGAAAAGACCATGTGGAAAATATTTTTCACCTACAAGGACAAGAGCAGGTGCACTGTACAGGGAAAAGGAACTATCACACCGGAGCTGGCAGTGAAATGCTATTACCGGTACGGACTCCATGCTGCAGAGAGCATATATCAGCAGTACCCCAAGAAAGACCATGAGCCGGTACCACTGGAAGAGAAGATGCGAGAGTTTGGTGTAGACGCAAAAGAGATAAAGACTGCAGTGCTGCAGACGGAAACGTTGCTGGACAGGATGCAGGAAAAGGAGAGCAAATGAGAATCGGACTGGAAATAGAAGTCTCGGACAAAGAACTACTCGGCAGACTGGCGAACGTCAAAGAGAAAAAGGAAGCGCTTGATCGGGCAATGGCACAGTTGGAAAGCTGTATCACATCGAGGTACGAGGCAAAGAAGCATATTGCGAAAGAAACATATCGACCAGCTTTATTTGAAGATGCAGAGGAGAAAAAGCCATGACAAAGGAAGAATTGCTCATTCTCGAGAAAATCCTCGAGAAAATAGATAAAGCAGATGAGATGAACTGCAAGAAAGAGGAAGAATACAACAGCTTCTGTACTAACACGAGAGAGGACTGGAATGAGGAACAGTATCAGAAACTCAAGAGAGAGAAAATCCTCACAGAAGCAGCGTACCTTGCAAGCCTTGTCGAGCTCAAGGCAGAAGTCAAGAACATGCTGAATCAATAAAGAATACATCCGGGCTTACCGGAGCACCACAAAACTCCCCATACATATAGCAAATCCTCTTGTAAACCATAATAAATCCATTTCGTGTGGTGCTCCGGCAAGCCCGGAGAGAAATCTGATTTAGGAAGGAGCGTGAGAAAAATTGAAACTAATATTCATCATAGCATTGATAACTTGCTTGATAGGGTGGCTTGAAAATAAGTGGACAAAATATGCGTTGATTGTATGGATCATACAAAAGACGAACACTCAGCCATCAAAAGAGGAGATGGTTGAGTGCAAGAAATTTGTGATAGAGCATGTGATAAAGGATTTATGTAAGCCCAAACTGTGATTTTATGATAGCAGTGATTATCTGACTAGAGATTTGAACCATTGCGGATAGTGATGTAGCACCTATTTCACCAGCAACTTTTTTTGTCTTGTTCCAAATATTGTCGGAACGGATATTAGCAAGATATTCGTGTCCAGATGGTGAAAGATCACTAATTTCTACTATATCGCCACCATAGCAATAAAGCGGTTTTAATATCAGGGCAGAATGTTCACATTGGCGAATGTGATAGAGAACTTCTTCACGTGAGTATTTTGCTAATAAATGTGGAGGTTGAGACTCTATATCATAGGTGAACTTATTTTCGAATGTACATAATTCCTCCAGCGTTAAAAGAATATCACGAATACAATCATTATTTAGTTTCATTTGCAAGATTACCTTTCATTTACTCGGCATGGCAGTGCCTGTAAGGAAAGTATACGGCTGTAGGAAGTAAATATGCAAGTAGCATTTAAGAGAGAAAGGATTGAAAAGGATTGAAAACACTGACAGACCTATTTTATAGTGCGTATTCGCCTCGTCAAAAGCGGTATCATCTCTCAATGACACTGAGGGAAAAAGACGGTGAGCACATAATCAAAATATTACAGAACGGCCGGGAGGTCATCAGAGCCACAGGAGACGAGAGAGAACAGGCATTTCAGATGGCAGCAAGAGACTTAGTAAGAAGATTTCCGGCGAAAGGAAGGTGATAAAGACGGAGAAAGCAGATTTCAAGCTCAAAGAAGTAATAAGCAGAATCGGAATGAGGATTTGGGTATATTAGGAGGTCACTTATGGAGAACAAACTTAAAGAGGCACTCAAAAAACTTGGAATTGAAACAGCAGAACAGTTAAACGCTGCCATCAAGGCAGAGAAGCCACTTGATATCGGCATCATGACATCAGAGGTGGCAAAAGAACAGAAAGCAGCATCATAAGGAGAAAAAACATGAAATTATTTAAGAAGCACACAGCAGGAATGAAGCAGTATAAGGAATTTAAGAAGTGCATCGGCATGATCGGAAAGATTGAGGAGAGCGCAGATGTAAAGGAAGCTGCACTCACAGCCGGCTACATAATCGGAGTAGTGAAGGAAAGACATGATAAGAGACTCATCACCGACAGCATGTTTGAGGCATTGAAGGAGCTGACAGATATCATGCTTCAGGACGTAGATGAGCGCATGCAGAGCGACACACCATATGTCATGCAGATTGAGGCATAAAAAAATCCGGTCGGGAAAATCTAATTTCCTGACCGGACTCTGCATAAAAAAACAACACTAAAAGAAAAAATTATAAAAATATTATAACACAAAAAGAGGAAAAATCCATATGCCTAAATATACAAAATATCTTGAATTTTCACAAAAAGAGCGTACTGCCATAAGAGAGCGTGACAATTATCGGTGCATATTCTGCCAGATAGGCTATGAGATGCCACCGACAGCAGTCCCTGAGATGGATATAACAGACATCATGCACTACATACCACGCTCATCCATGGGACTTGGTATCAGGCAGAACGGAGCAGTCGGATGCCGGTACCACCATCATATGCTGGACAACGGCAACAGTGGAAATAGAAAAGAGATGCTCGGCATGTTCAGAGCATATCTGGATGAGTTTTATCCGGATTTTACGGATGCAGAGCGAAAATACGATAAATGGAGTTTTTTAAAGGAGAAACCATATGTTTGATAAGTTTGGAGAATTTGATTCGTTTAGCGAGATAAATGAGCTTGCAGAAAACTTGCTTAACGAGGGTGATATAGAATCCATCAAGGTAGTGGCGAAAGAAAATGGAATACAGGCTGATTTCGTGGACCTATACACCAACGGAGAAATCCCGGAGCTGTGCGATAAGCTCACGGCGGCACTCGGCAAGATTGATGTCGAGGCAGCAGAACTTAAACCGAAAGAAATTATGGAGGACTGGGTGGAGTACCTAAGAGGCCAGTGCATGGAGAATGAGCTCTTAGCTCACAACGTCCGCAAGAAAGGCAAAACATTGAAGGGCTGTATAGCCGCCATCCTGATGTGGTCCTTCAAGAATCAGCAGACGGTGGACAAGGATATCATCAAGGCAGCAGGTGTATCAGCGAGCAAAGTCACGCTCGGCATACCGGGCATGGCAAGAGCCAAGAAGATAATCACAGACTACTACATGGGAAAGTAGGCGCTACAGATGAAAGAAAAGACAATAGAAAAAATACCATACCTAGGACTACAGAAGATAAGCAGAAAAAAATCTGTGAAGTACATTGGAGTTACTGCAGTCAAGATCATAGGACATAAAAAGCACCTGCTCCTTGAGGTGTACGAAAATAAAAAGGAGTCAAAAAAGATTCCTGTGGTGAGAATCACACTTACCAAGAAGGACTTCGGAACGTACTGGCCGGACAAAAATATATGGACGCGCCAGCAGGTTTCATATTACAGACCAATATGGATGGAAACATACACCGGGGGAACCCTGACAGATGAAAATATCCTGCAAAGCCCGGAAGACCTTGAGAGGATAAAGAACTTTTGCGGCACCAAGCTTTTCGATGCTTCTTGGTGGTGGGAGCACATATCAAGATACGAGGCCGACATCACATCAACAGAAAGGATAAACAGAGTAGAGCGAGAGCGCAAGAGACGCCAGGAAGCACTGAAGGACAGACAGGCAAACACCAAGGCACTACCTGAAAAAGCAATACTGTACAGAGCTGATCACGCGTATTTCCATGATGAGCACTTTCTGTATTACAAGAAGCATGGAAGCCGGGCTGACATAGCCTGCAGTAAGTGTGGCGGTGTGACCACTGCAAGATGGAAAAGCAGTGGAGCATACGAGGACCAGTTTGAGAGAAACATAGAAGAGCCGCGAGAGAACAGCTTCGGCACATGTCCTATGTGTGGCGCACGCGGGCAGTACAAATGCAAAGGGAAAGTAAAAGGCAGCATCAGAAAAAACCGGTATCTTTTTCTCGGACAGAAATACAAAGACAATGGCTTCGTCATGAGGTACATACAGGTGGAAAAAGAGTGGACACTTGGCTTCATTGCCGGCGATAACGGCAATGAAATGTACAATGCCTATGAAAAACTGTCGGGGGTTGAGCTGGCAAGAGCATATTTTGAACCAGGCAAAAAGGCTCAGGTCGACTATAACAAGCATGATCCGTATGTAGGGAGAGACTTCTGGGATGACTGTAATCTGTATGGTTTATCAAGCATCAGAATCAATTCCGGGCCAATACTTCCCGAGACATACGATGAGATGGCAGGAACCATGTTTCAATACAGTGCTATGAAGGAATACGCAAACAGCCTCATGAGCGTATGCAATCCGGTTGAGTACCTTGAGTGCTACATGCGCACACCTCAGCTTGAGATGCTTGTGAAGATGCACCTGATAGGAGTGGCTGAGAGGCTTGTCAAATGCCAGTATGGAATCATCAAAGACGAAACAGCAACAAGGCCGGATGAGTTTCTCGGCATCAGAAAGGAAAAGCTTAAGCTGCTTATCAAGGAAAAAGGAGATATAAGTCTGCTGAGGGTTCTGCAGATGGAGAAGAGAGCCATGGAGAACTGGACAGATGAACAGGTGCAGCAGCTGGCAGAAACCGGACTCACATACACACAGGTCGTGCTCGCAGAGAAATACATGACATTGCAAAAATTTTTAAACCGTATAAAGAAATATGCATGCTGTGATTACGGAGGCTGCAGTCGGTCAGTATACAGAATTAGACACATGGCCTCTACATACGCTGACTACCTGAGCATGAGAGAAGACAGGGGCTACGATCTGACCAACACGGTATATCAGTTCCCGCATGACCTGGATGAAGCCCACGAAAAGATGGTGGAAGAGGTCAACAAGGAAGAACTGGACAAACATCTGAAGGATGTTGCGGCGCGCTTCCCGAACATTCGACACAGCTATAGGAAGCTGAGAAATAAATATTACTACGAGGATGATACATACATCATCAGACCGGCAAAGTCAGCAGAGGAAATAGTAACAGAGGGGCGAGTACTTCATCATTGTGTCGGAGGAGATAACTACTTAGGGAAACACAATCGGGGAGAGACGTACATACTTTTCTTAAGATTCAAGGACACACCAAATATGCAGTACGTCACTGTCGAGATTGATTCCGAAGTACCGAACATACTGCAGTGGTACGGAGCCCACGACAAGAAGCCTGATCAGGAGAACATACAGAAGTGGCTCAATAGATACTTGCGAATGCTTGCAACAGGAACACTGAGGACAGCAGGCATGCCGGCAGCGACTACGGCAGATATGCCGGTAATGGCTACAGCATAGGAGGATATATGGAATACGTACAGATGACACTCGATGACTGGGTGCAGATGAAACAGAAACTGAGACAGGAGCTTATAGGAGTGAAGCAGAGCTTCGTGAGAATAGGCTATGCGCTCAGACAGATTGACGACCAAAGGCTTTATGAGAATGACGGCTACAAGAGTATAGCAGAATTTGCTAAAGCTGAGTATGGGCTTGAGGCATCCACCACAAGCCGATTTATGAGCATCAACCGCGAATACTCGATTGACGGATATTCAGAACACTTGAGACCGGAGTATACGGACCTTGGAAGAAGCCAGCTTGAGGAAATGCTCAAGCTCCCCGACTCTGACAGGCAGATGATACAGCCTGAGGCATCAAGAGAGGACATAAGAGAGCTAAAGAGATTCAATAAGACCGAGCCTGCAGCGGGTGTGGCAGATGACACAAGCCAGCTGATAGAGAAATTCTTTGAGGAGAACAAGGATATCCTCAATGAGGTGTACTCAAACGAGTTTGATGAGGAGTCAATGAGCCGATTTGCAGAAATTGTAAATCCGGCCGGAAATCGCTCATTCAAAAAAGGTCTCTATTTCATGATGATGTATGAGAACCGCGTCACAATTAAAAAGTTCGGAGATACACCAAAAAATATGTCATGGTGGGAATTCTACCAGGTTATGCGCTCTATCTTTGATGAGGATGCAGCAGGCACCCGGACATGGCAGAACCATTTTGGAGGAGATAATGAAGTACAGGAAAATGAGCCAACAGGAGAGCATACTACAGCAGAAACTCCTGAGTCAGAGGATGACAATGCAGCAGTTGGAGAAGCTGGCACTGATGAGGTCAAAGAGACTGAATCGGGAAGCGTGGCAGATAATGAGCCAGCTCCTAGAGCAGGAGAAGAGCAAAAGGATGCTCCCACCGACAGAACTACAGACTGCAGAGAGGATAATAGAGAGCCTGCGGACAGGCCCAAGGAACAGACGGGAGAAAAGAGCCTTGGAGAACAAATTGCGCCGGCGCAAAAATCCCCGCAAATCCTTGAAAAATCAGAGTCTGAGAGCATCGAAAAGGAAGAAAATGAAGTCCAAAGCATAGAGGAAAATGAGCCAGAGATAGAGGACGAAAAGCCGGAGACAGAAGTCATAGAAGCATGCATGACAAGAAGAGAATATATGAACACTCTTACGGTGGCGAAAATGGCTGATTACATAGCAGAGGAGCATCACAGCGGCCACTTATTGGCATCAGATTTAATTTTCCCGGAGAAAATCAGTCAATGGCTCAGAGGCGAAGTTGATAGATATGGAAAAGCACAAAGTTAGGAGGCAGAAAAATGTTTATAGATTGCGCAAAATTAGAAAAAATTTTAAAAGCTGATTACAAAACGTGGGGCGTCAAGTTTGGACTCACAGACAAAGGTATGTACATCCTGAACGGCACCGGATGGATGGTGGAAGCCGACAAAGAAAAAATCACAAAGGAATTTTTAGGTACCGTAATCAAGACATGCGGTCTTGCACCGGAAAAAGGCGAGTTCATGACGTATCAAAAAGGACACGATCCACAGTTCGAAACGGAAAGAAAACCACTCCTGTGGGACATGGCAGGCGACACAAAGGAAGCCTTTATTTCACAAATCAAAATCACGCAGCGCGACAATATGATGTCGGTCGTAAAGACACCGGGAGGTGCACGTCTCATCAATGATGCACGCCTGGCCATAGTCAACCCAGACAAGTGCCGCAAAGACGAAGATCCACCAAGCACATTCGCTGTGCACGGAGACTGGCTCGTGTCATACAATGACGAAATGGCGGTCGGAATATGTTTCACGGATCCTCTCTATAAGCCGGAGCTTGAAGTCTTAAGACTCCTCTCGGGAGTAGACTTTTACTGGATAGAGACACCATATTACGAGCTTTAGGTTGAAACACCTGCAGAAATGCGAAAGAAACCGGGCATGCGAATTAATTTATATCACGAAAACTGATTTGTAAGCCATTTACACAAGGGAGCCATTACCCAGCTCCCTTTACCTAATGTTAAGAGGAAAGACGATGAATGAAGAATTAAAGCCATGCCCGTTTTGTGGTGGAAAAGCTGAAATAAATTATGAACGGATTCCGGGAGAAGATAAAGAATTTTGGGCGCAGATTATCTGCAACAATTGTCACGGAAGAAGCGGGGGAACATGGGCGGGTTCTTATAATGACGCAGAGAGAGCAGAAATAAAAGCATGGAACAGGAGGGTGAACGATGAGACTGATTAATGCAGATAAACTCGAAAATGTAGATTTTTCTGACTGTATTGATTCGATGGAAATCATGAATGTTATTGATGAACAACCGACCGCCTATGATGTGGATGCAGTTGTTGAGCAGTTGGATACATACATAACAAAGCTGGTTGGAAGAAATGCTGCGCTATATCAGACGGTTATGCGTATCGTGAAAGGCGGTGGGGTAGATGGCAATTAAACGGATTTTATTCAATACGGAAATGGCCCGGGCAATTTTAGATGGAAGAAAGAAAATGTGTAGAAGTTATCGGCAATATATTTGACAATCCAGAGTTATTAGAAAGTGAGGAATAATATGTCAGGAATAGATTTTATAGTATATGGAATTCTCTCAACGATTGTCCTGATCGGAACAACAGAGTTTGTGATAGGACTGCTATTGATTAGAGAATACGATAAGATTCAGGAAGAAAAGGAACAACAAAATGAACAGAAATGAATGCATAAACTGTAAGTACTACGAAAAATGCGGTAAACCAAGCAGACCGGTAAAGTGCATGGGATATGAACTAAAGGAGGCAGCAGTTGAAGAGCAGAACACTGAGTGGTATGAAACCGATAAAACCCCAAAAATGTAAATTTGATTCTATCGACTGCACACCGACCTGCAAATATTACAAGACATGTGTACACAGCTTGCACAAGCAGGCTGTGTCTCTACATATATAGAGGAAAGGAAAAACCATGAAAAGAAACATAACCGATACAATATGGAAAGATTGGGAACAAACGTTCGAGAAATTAAAAAAGTATGAGACAACTCTTAAACGAGTCGTTCTGACAACAGACAAAAAGCTGCTGTATCAGGCCGAATATAACAGAAAGATGAGAGCGGCACAGAGGCAGCAGTAAACCCATAATATAGTAGATAAAAATTCTTTATCGTCCTTGTAATGGGTATTAACATATGAGGGATTTTTATATTTAAGAGTACACAGTATGAGAAGATACGACAGCTACGACTACGAAGAGGCTTTTAAAAAATACATAGATGACACCGAGGAGGAGAGGCTTGAGAAGCTTCTCAAAGAGGGCAAGGTAAACTGCCTGTACAGAACAGCCACCACGAAGTGCACCAACATAAAGTCACAGACCACTCTCCTTGAAGCTCAGATATACCCAAGCTACCCAAGGCTCAGTGACATGCCGAAGACCAAAAAGAGACCATCAAGCAAAGCTCAAAGAAATCTGAATGATAAAAATGCAAGGCGGTATCTAATAAGACTTGCGAATATCAACTTTGGAAAAGGTGACCTATGGTGCACGTTTGGGTGGAATGATGACAAGCTCCCGACAGACGAAGAGAGGGCCAGGAAAGATATCAAGAATTTTATTGCAAAGATAAATTACCGGAGAAAAAGAAAAGGACTTGGAAACATCAAGTACATATACGTGCTCGCATTTGATGGGTATGTGAGACCGCATTTCCACATTCTCATGACCGGAGACGGCATGGACAGAGACGAGCTGGAATCGCTCTGGAAGAAATGCGACAGACCAAATACACGAAGAATATCACCTGATGATGATTTTCTCATCACAGGTTTAGGAGAATATATATCAAGAAATCCACACGGTACTAAGCGGTGGGTGAGCTCAAGAAACCTAAAGAAGCCACCGGAGCCGACAAAGAGCTATAGCAAGTTCAAGAAGCGCCGTGTTGAGAGGATGGCCAAAGACCACACAGTATTAGAGACAGAACTCACTAAAGCATATCCGGGCTACAAGTTCCTGGATGCGGAGGTCAAGTACAACGGTATCAATGCAGCATTTTATATCTATGCTCGCATGGTTCGGAATTGAGGAGTGACAAATGACGAAGAAAGAATTAACAAGCGTATATTATATCAAAAAAGAAATCAAGATGTGGGAAGAACAACTGGAGCTGATTGAAAGCAAAGCAGAAGGAAAAGCAATGCAGATTACAGGCTTGCCATTCACTCCGGGCGCTGGAAGCAGTGACCCGATGGCAGACTTGGCAATTAAGGCTGTGAGTGTAAGAGAGCTGATTGAAGTCAAAAAGAAAAAGCTCAATCAGCAGCAGGACAGAATTATCTCGTGGATTATATCAATAGACGACACAGTCATTCGACAGATTATGTTGTATCGTCATGTCAGGTGCTATTCTTGGAACACAGTTGCACAGAAGATAGGCATTACAGCCGACAGTGCACGCAAGCAACATGACAGATATCTGCAGCAGTCTCAGAAAGAAAATAAATAAAGTTGTCCGTTTTGTCCGTTTAAGGTGTGATATAGTGTAAGCATAAAGGATTGGCAAAAGGGCTGGTCCTTTTTATTTTGGAATAATGACAGATACAGAAGCAAAGAAGTTTTATGACAGTAAGGCATGGCAAACTAAAAGAATAGAGATATTAAAGCGGGATCGCTTTGAGTGTCAGGACTGCAGGGCAAGAATCCAAAAGGCTGTGGCAGAAGGAAAATGGCTGCCGGAGAAAGAAAAGAAGATAGCAAGGGCGAATCAGGTACATCACATACAGGAACTGAAGGAGCATCCGGAGCTTGCATTGGATAATGACAATCTTATTAGCCTGTGCGTTCGTTGTCACAACATCAGACATGGCAGAGTGCCTCACAAGTTCAAAAGAAAAAAGAAACTTGTGAGCCGGGAGCGTTGGTAATACCCCCCCCCGGTCAATTTTTGCGAAATTTTCTTAAATGGCGAACCTGTGTGTGGCCCATGACTCCGGAAAAATTTTGAAATCTCGCGTGAAAAGGGCAAGGGGTACCAATTTCAAAAATTACTTTAAGAAGAATTTTTTTGGAGAACACAAAAATACAGTTATTTTTTTAATGAAAACCGTTAAAAAATATGCAAATTATACACAAAAAACAGACATATTTTGAGAAAAAGGGAGGTGAGCGGATTGACAAAAACGGAAATAAGAGATTCTCTGGTCAAGCAGTTGGAGCTTCGGGGAATGAATGCAGAGTTTTACAAAGACATGATTGACGATTATGTATATTATTGGTCACTGAAAAAGAAGCTGATTAGTGATATCAAGTCAAAAGGGCTCAGATACAAGACCATTAATGGAAACGGAGTTGTAGTAGAGAAAACAAATGATTCTGTTGTCAATCTGCAAAAAACAACAGCAACTATGCTCAAGATTTTAGCTGATCTGAGACTCAAGGATCCGGTACCTGAACCGGAAAAAGCAACAGATGGTTATCTGTAAGGAAATTGATGATTATCTCAAATATGTCAAAGAACATCCGAAGTGGATAAACAAAAAGCGAAAACAACTTATCAAGAACATTGTAAAGCCATTACTTAAGCGAAATGATATTTTTTTCGATAAAGAGACATATGAGAATTGTCTCGAATACTGCAAAGTAAATTATTATGAGCTATTTCCATACCAGAAGTTTATATACGCGTTTGTATTCATGTACAAAGACGATATTCCGGTATTCCCAAAGTTTTTCATCAAAGAAGGACGTGGAAACGGAAAGGACGGCTTCATTGTTCCCTTGGCAAATTTTTTGCAGACACCTCTGTATGGTGTCAGAAATTATCATGTTGAGATTGTGGCCAATTCAGAAGACCAGGTCAAGGACACTTTCAAGGTTGCCTATGAGATGTTACATGAAAATGCAAAGTTCAAAGGAGAATTTTCAGTAACAAAGGAGCTGATTACGAACCTTGCAACAGGCTCTGAAATGAAATATAACACTTCAAATGCCAAAACCAAAGACGGCAAGCGAACCGGATGCCTGGTGCTCAATGAGATTCATGCTTACGAGAATTATGATCAGATAAATGTGTTTGAGTCTTCATTCGGAAAAGTCAAACATTCCAGAGAGTTTATTATAACAACAGATGGCTACGTCAGAGACGGTCCGTTGGATGAGATTTCATCAATGTGCGCTGAAATCCTTGAAACCGGTGAAAATCCACTGGGATATTATCCATTCATCTGCGAAATTGACAGCATGAAAGAGGTTGATATTCCTGATGCATGGCACAAAGCCAACCCATCAATGGAGTATATGCCGATTCTGGCCAATCAGATAATGCACGATTATCTTGAAATGAAAAAGATACCGTCAAAGAGACCGGAATTTATTACAAAACGAATGGACAGATCGGCACGAAAGGAAGAGAAAACGGTCACAACATGGCTGAATGTATTGCGTGCATGTTATGAGGGCAGTACGACAGAGGAATTAGAACTGAAAAAGCCAAGAATGACAATCGATACAAAAGGGCAGCCGGCTGTAATTGGAATCGATTATGCTGACATAAGGGACTTTGCATCGGCGGGAGTCTTGACAAAAACTGAATCAGGAGAATATATATGGCGACAGCACACATGGATTTGTGCTGAATCGCCTTTTTTAGACTCCATCAAGTTCCCGCTTAAGAACATAGGGCAGACCGAATTTAATGATTTCGAGGTGGTACCGGGACCTGTAATCGATGTTAATAGCATAGTTGATTGGTGCATGGAAAGATGTGCCGAATATGATGTCAAGAAGATAGCAATGGATACATACCGTTACACTCTGTTTAAGATGGCATTCGAGGAACGGGGCCTTACGATTGAGGATCGTAAGAATCCGAACGGTGTAGTCCGGCTGATCCGGAAGATTACATCAGCAACCGGAATAATTGCACCATTTATCCAGTCCATGTTCAGTCAGGGCATGATTAATTTTGGAGCATCAGCAATAATGCGTTGGTACACCAACAATACAAGTGTTACCGAAGATAAATATGGCAATAAGATGTTTGGAAAGGTAGAACCGAAGCTCAGGAAAAATGATGGGTTCATGGCTTTTGATGTTGCAATGTTCTGCAAAGATGAGCTGGAAGTTCAAATAATATACATTTAGGAGGCAGCAATGTTTGATTTCCTGTTTCAAAAAAAGAATAAAGAGATGCAGTCTATGGCAGAGATTATTACGCTTGACTTGGAAAAGCTTAATCTGTCAAAGCTGGCAATTGAAAAAGCTGTGATGATGATTGCAAGGGCAATTGCAAAGTCTGACATAATAGTCCAGACAGACAGCAAACAGAAAAGCAGTATAGAGTACAGACTCAATGTAATGCCAAATGACCATGAGTGTGGAACTTATTTCTGGACAAGGATTATAAGAGAACTGTTATGGACACAGGAAGCACTTATCATCCCAATGAACGGCAAATATTACAAAGCGTCTGCATGGCAGGTGTCAAACAGTGTGCTGTCAGAGCGCATATACAGCAACATAACGCTTGAATGTGCAGGGGAACAGTATGGTTTATACAAAAAATTTATGTCATCAGAGGTGATCCACTTACGGTACGACAATGCAAAGATAAGAGTGTACCTGGAGTCCGTTGTGAATCAATACAACAATACGCTCAATGCAATCAATTACATGATTCGTCTATCCAATCAGCCAAAATTTAAACTGAAGCTGGGTACAGCACAGTCCTTCAGGGAAAAGCAGGCTGATGGAACTGACAAGATAGTCACAAAGGACATGTATGCGGAGAAAATCAAGAGACTGCTTGAGAGCGAAGATCTGACGGTAATGACAGAGTCGGAAGGTGTCTCACTTGAAAATATACAGATAAATGCGAGCGCAAAAGCGGAGGAGCTTGCCAAGGTTGCCTTGGCTATAAACAACGAAGCAGCCAATGCCTTTGACATTCCGGAAGCAGTATTTAATGGCAATATCACAGAGCAGTCAGATGCCACCAATGAATTTATCACCTATGCTGTCGGCCCGGTTGCGGAAGTTATAAACGATACGCTGACTGCCTACATAGTCGGTGAAGATGATTACAGCAGGAAAAATGAAAAGGTAATGGTATGGCTGGCACGTTTTAAACATGTTGATGTGGTGGATAGTGCTGTTAATCTTGATAAGCTTCGTGGAATTGGCTTCTCGTATGACGAAATCAGAGCAATGGTGGGATATCCTTTGCTTAACACTGAGTTCTCTAATGCAAGAGCATTGACTAAAAATTATGGAGAGGAGGGTGACAATGGCACATCAATTAAAAGTGATTAGATGGAGGTGATCCGGATATCTCGGAGCTGTCCGTTAAACAGTAATCAAGAGAAAGGAACAGAATTATGAAGAACGAAAATGTAATTTACAGATTCCAGCAGCAGGACAATGTTCATGAAATTTACATATATGACGAAATCAAAAAGACAGGTCCTTTTAACTGGGAAACATGGCAGTATGAAGATTCTGAAACATCTGCAAAGCATTTTAAAGAACTTTTGGACGCCATTCCGGAGACAGATGAGATTAAGATTTACTTTAATTCGAACGGCGGAAGCGTTGATCAGGGCACTGCGATTTATAATATGCTCAAGCAGCATGGTTCATACAAGACCGGAATAGTAATGGGAGTGTGTCATTCTATTGCATTCACAATTTTACAGGCGTGTGACAAACGAATAATGGGACAGGGCACCACGGCCATTATTCATGATATGTGGGAAACAGTAACAGGAAATGCAGCAGATTTAAGGGCAGAGGCAGATAATCTGGATGTTGCAATGGAGAGCTGCATAGCTTTATTTATGCAGCGTGCAAAGATTTCAGAGGATGAAGTCCGTGAAATGATGCACAAGGAGACCACATTGTCACCACAGAAGGCATTAGAGTATGGTTTCATCGATGAAATTGGACTGGAAAATCTTGATAAACCGGAAAATCCGGATAATTCCACTTTGCAGCAGGTGCTTAAAGAGAATGAGGCGCTGAAGAAACAGCTCTGTAACAAGAGCGAACATGAGAGGCAGTTAGCTGAATTTTATCAGTTGACACATAAAGAAGCAGATAAACCTAAGAGCAACGATTGGGGCTCATTTTTCAATTAAGGAGGAAAACAATGAAGATTGAATCTATCAACAAAGAAGTTCAGGAAAAAGTAATGCAGTTACTCAATGATGCTCCGGCAGAGAAGAAAGCTGAAGCTATCATGCAGTCTATTGAGATGATCCAGGAGGCAGCGCATGAGGACTTAGTAAATCAGGTTGTTGCTGAGGCAGAAAGAGCCAGCCATGATGCCGACTTCAAGAAGCAGCTTGGACTCAGGAATCTTTCACAGGAAGAAAAGAAATTCTATGAAGGCTTCAAGGATATCAAGCAGTCAATCACGGCCAATCAGATTGATATCATTCCGACTGAAATCATTGACAGAACACTTGATGATGTCAAGAAAGCATCACCAATCCTTAATCTTGTCAACATGGCACCTGCCAATGTCAAGAAGTGGATCGTTGCATCACATACAGGTGCAGCAGTATGGGGAGCTCTAACAGACTCAGTTAAGGGTGAGCTGAGCACAGAGATTTCAGCACTTAACATTGACCTTCACATGCTCACCGCTTACTTAGTTATTCCAAAGGCAATCAGAGAGCTTTCGCTTGAGTTTGTTGACCGTTATTTTATGGCAATTCTGTCTGAAGCTATGCAGGATGGTCTTGTAAAGGGATATCTTGATGGAGATGGAAAGACAGGACCGATTGGTATTTTCCGCCAGATTGGAACATCCAACAGCGATGGTACCAACAAGGCTAAGACGGTTGTGACAAACATCACAAAATTCAGCCCTAAAGGACTTTCAGATGTGAGAAAGACTCTTACCAATAATGGTAAGCGTGTTGTAGACAAGCTGTATCTTATCTGTAATCCGTCAGACGAGGCAGAATATGTGGATCCATGCATGTATGGAGAGGCTCTGACAGGCGGCTATGTCAACAAGTCATTCATTGACATCGAGAAAATCGTAGATGCAAATTGTCCGAAGGGTAAGGCTGCATTTACAATTGCAGGATACTACACTATGGGAACAACAGGTGTGAGAGTCAATGAGTATGACCAGACAAAGGCTATGGAAAATGCAGATCTCATTATCGCATCATGTTATGCAAACGGCCGTGCCGTAGATGACAATGTTGCAGTTATCTTTGATGTAACTAAGCTGGAGGAGTATGTGCTCCCTGTAACACAGGCTACAATCGTTAAGGCTGGACAGGAATAATAAAAGAGAGGCAGTAATATGGAGAACACAGAACTGACAGCACTGGTATCAGAGATGAGGGCAGAATTCCAGATTCCGCCATATTACGAAGACAGTCAGCTTGCAAATCTTGCAAGAGAGGGTGAATGTACAGTCGGGAGCTTAAATCCCGGCTGCAATATCACAACAGATCTGACATATAGGATGCTGCTTAAAAATTACATGTATTATGCATATCATCATAGAGTCAGTGAGTTTATGGATAATTATTCAAGTATGATTTTAACGTGGCAGATGGAAACGGAGGTGGAAGTGGATGGCAATGCCTGAATATACAGATGGTGTGCTGGAACTTCTCAGGATAGAGGAGGATAATTTGCAGGACTTTCCGGTGGAAAAGGTAAGATCTACCGGGATGCATATCTGGTACAGGGAGCTTTCTGTATTTGATACAACACGAGCTAAGCTGTCTGCAGATGGAATAGAGGTTACAATGAAAATCAGTATTCCACAGTATAAGCAGGTCAACAGCAAGTGCATCTGTGTAATAGATGGAGCACAGCATGAGATATACAATGTGGCTCACGTGACCACTAAAGACGGTTTCAAAGAAACAGAACTGACACTTAAGACTCCGGCATATGACAGGGAGGTATATGATGACGAAACAGGAACTTAGTGAGATGTTACATGCCACTGGCTGTCCGGTCAATGAAGGAATATCTGATCTTGATAATGGAAAGAAGTTTCCGAGAATTGATTATTGGGAAATAGCATGGGATGATGTGATGGCATCAGGTGACAACTATGAAGATAAAATCACATGGCAGGTGAGCTTTTATTCTCGCACACCAAGAAATGAAAAGCTGATAATGCTGAGAGATATGATGCGCAAAAAGGGACTACACCCAACTATCCTGCATGAATTTATTACAGACGATAAAATTTGGCACTCGTATTTCTCGCTGGAGACGATGAATGAATGATATTACATTTGAAGATTCCGGAATGGAAGAATTTCAGGATATGCTTGGAAGCTATCTTTCAAAAGTGGACGAAAAAAGCGCTCTGGATGCAATAGAGGAGGGCGCAAAGGAGTTTGTTAACGACCTGTTGCGCCTGCCGAAGCCAAGAAGAAAGGTCACAGCTCCAGGATATACACATTTGGTTGACTCATTTAGCTATAAGCGTGATAAGACAGGAATAGATGTGGGATGGGGCAAGTATTACGGACCGATGCTTGAACATGGCACGAAAAAAATGAGCGCAAAAGCTCACTTGAAACCATTATTTGAACAGAACAAAGAAAGATACTATAAAAAGATGATAGCAGCATTGGATTTGTAGAACAGGAGGCAATTATGGCAATTAAAACTAAGAGACCACCAATGAAGGAAACAGTAGGAGCTCAGTATCTGTGCTTCAATACAATGGATACAGATGGCAGGTGGACATCCACATTTGCGGAAGAGGTGGAGAAGACAGAAGTAGTTAAAAGCGTAAAAGTCACGGAAAATGGAGAACCAACTGATACATACGCGTCAGGAGCAGTGTATGACAGTGATATTACAACAACTTCAACAGATATCGAGGTGGAAATTGTTGCATTTCCGGCTGATACACTTGCAAAATTACGTGGAGACAATGTTGATGCGGATGGTCTTATTCTTTCAGGAGGAAACAGACCACGACCATATTTTGCTTATGGTAAGGTGGTCAAATTAAGAAAAGGCGGATATAGATACGACTGGTATCCAAAGTGCAAGCTAAGTGAGAACTCTGATGATACATCAACATCTGAGGAGAAGGCAAACGAGCAGACAGATACAATCAAAATCAAAGCATATCCATTCAATGGGGATGGAGACATTGTTGCAAGGGTAGAGAGTGCATCTGCACCGGAAGGAATTACAGAGGATAAATTCTTCAGCAAGCCTATCCTGACCAAAGCAGATCTTGCAGCAGTATTGACCGCAACAGTAAAGGAAAATTAGACCTATGGACGAGAAAATCATAACCTTAACCGATGGCACAAAGCTGGAGGTTAAGGTTAATTTTATGACATTATATCTAATCCAGAAACATGGATTAGACAAAGTAATCAATAAAGAGGCATTATCAGAAGATGAGAACATGGAAGCGGCCGCAAAGCTGATTTATATTATTCTTCGGTCTAACGGTCTAAAGGTAGATGAAGACGAAGCACTCATTTTGACACCGATGGATCCAGAGGTCATAAGAGAGCTGTTTGACGAATTCGGCAAAAAGGTTGATAAATATAAAAAAAAAAGAAGCAACAAAAAAGAATCAGCCACAGACCAGGAAGAGAAAAAAGAAGAAATCGAAATAAACTGGGCTGAATACATGGTAGCTGCAAGAATGATGGGTATGAGCGAAAATGAATTTTTTAACTCGGATCCCATTTTTTTAATGAGTGCCTTGAAGTGTGGCAGGAGGTCGAGAAAAAGAAAGTGGGTGTGATATATGGCAGACAGTGAAATGAAAGCTGTAGGGCTTAAATTAAAGGTAGACGGTACCGTAGACTTTAAGAAATCACTGACAGAAGTAAATAATGCTGTAAATGAAAACAGATCTGCCTTCAAGCTTGCCAAGTCGGAATGGGACAAGAGCACGTCATCAGCGGAGAAACTCAGGACAACTCAGGAGTATTTACAAAATCAGACAGAAGCCTATACAGCTAAGGTTGACAGGCTCAACGAAATACTTAAAGCACAGGAGAATGCTGAAAAGAGAGATGAAGAGGCAATATCAAAGACAAGGCAGCAGTTGGATAATGCACAGGCTACCCTAAATCACTACAAAAGTGGTCTAGAGGATGTAAACCAAAAGCTTGAAAGTGGTGCTGCAACATTAGAGGATTACTCCAAAAAGGTACAAAATTTTAGCGATGCGACCGGAAACGTCGGCGGCTCATTAAACAAAAATGTTACTGCACCGATTGCAGCGGCAGGCGCCGGAATAATGGCAGCCTGGGAACAGGTTGATGAAGGCATGGATATTATTGTCGAAAAAACCGGTGCGACAGGAGATACTCTTGAGGAAATGCAGACTTCTGCAAGAAACATAGCAAAGAGTATTCCGACAGATTTTGCAACGGCAGGAAGTGCGGTTGGAGAAGTCAATACAAGGTTTCATCTGACAGGACAGGAACTGGAGGATTTATCACAAAAGTTTGTTGAGTTCGCTTCGCTTAATGATACCGACGTATCATCTTCGATTGATAACACCCAGAAGGTTATGGAGGCATTCAACCTCGAATCCAAGGATGCAGGGGCACTTCTTGATACCATGAATAAAGTAGGACAGGATACAGGTATATCAATGGACACACTTGCATCCTCAATGATATCTAATGCTGCATCCCTAAAGGAACTTGGTATGTCAGCTGCAGATGCCGCAATCTTCCTGGGTCAGTGTGAGACGTCAGGTGTTGATACAAGTACGGTGATGGCTGGCCTAAAAAAAGCTCTTGTTAATGCATCTGGAGAAGGCAAATCTATGAAACAGGCTTTGTCAGATTTGCAAAGCACAATGTCAGGCGCGAATAATTCAACAGAAGCATACAATGCTGCCATTGATTTGTTTGGTTCAAAAGCAGGACCGGCACTGGCACAATTCTGCCAGGAAGGAAAACTGAATTTTGAAGAGCTAGGCAAATCATTGAATGACAATGTTGGAAGTGTCAGTGATACATTTAATGCAACGTTGGACCCGGCAGATCAGTTCAAACTCACATTAAATCAGTTAAAGGATGAAGGGTTTGAACTTGGCAATGCATTAGGACCAATACTAGCACAATGTCTTCAGACAGTAACACCGATTCTTAAGGACATTATCAATTCATGGAATTCATTGTCACCAGAAACACAGAATATGATCATCAAATGTGCTCTTCTTGCAGCAGCAGTTGGCCCTGTGATTTCTATCATAAGCAAGGTATCAGGAGGGGTTTCGTCGCTAATTGGCATTATATCTAAAATTGCACCTGTATTGGGACCTATAAAAACTGGTTTTGCAGCAGTAAATGCAGTCATGGCCGCTAATCCAATACTTATAATTATTGCGGCAGTTGCAGCACTTATAGCTATTTTTGTGACACTTTATAATAAGTGCGAATGGTTCAGGGATGGTGTAAATGCCATATTCGGAGCTGTAGCCGATTTTATCAAGGGAGCTATTGATAAGATTAAAGGATTCTTCGATTTCGATTGGAAATTACCAAAAATAAAGTTGCCTCATTTTAAAGCGAGTGGAGAGTGGTCACTTTCCCCACTTAAGGTACCTAAATTTTCCGTGGATTGGTATGCAAACGGAACAATCCTGAACAGACCGACAATTTTCGGCCAGAACGGTAACTCATTTATGGGTGGAGGAGAAGCAGGCAAAGAGGCTGTTTTACCAATTGAGTTATTGAAATCTTATATGAGAGAAGAAAATGAGTCAAATAACAGTGTATTAGCCTCAATGATTGCGGATGTAATACAAAAAATGACTTTGGTATGTCAGAACGACATTTATATTGGAGACAAAAAAACGGTGTCAGCATTAACCAACCTGATTCTGAAAAATGTATCAAATAAAATGCTGAACGCACAGGGAGCGAAAGGATAAGCTATGCAGGATATTGAATATAACGGAATGACCGGATCTTCAATGGATATTTATTCTAAAGATCTTATATCTCTTCCGGCAGCATCTGCAAATATGACAGAAATAAAACTGTCTGGAAGAGATGGAACTCTGTATAAGTGGGATGGCACCTATGAGGCAAACGAAATCAAAATTGAATTCAACTACATAGGACCGGTAGAACGATGGCATGACAGATGGAGAATGGCACAGATTTGGCTATCGGCACACAATTCAATGCTAAAAATATCTGATGATGCTGATTTCTTCTATAAGGTAACACACGTCACGCTTGACGAGTGCAGCAGAACCACAAAAAGAATCGGAAATTTTACAGCAAATTTTAAGACGCTTGACGGACTGCAGTATCTGGTGGATGGTACTAGAGAGTATGATATAAAAGATGTACTGTGGAATCAGTATCTCACTTGCCATCCGACATATAAAATTACAGCGGAAGGCATGTGCACTCTGACCGTAAACGGAAATACAATGACAGCGAATGTTGGTCAGAATCTTACTATAGATACCGACAGAATGATAGCATATAGGTCTGATGGTACTCTGAATAATACACAGGTTACAGGCAATTATGAGGATATGTATCTTCTAAATGGTGAAAATGAAATTAGTTTCAGCGGGGGAGAACTCAAAGTGATTCCCAATTGGAGGTGCTTATGATTCAGATATATAATCCGGAGAATACAGATTTTGAAAAAAACGGAAACATGACACTGTTTCCATCATCTGCCACTGTAAATGCAAAAATAAGTGGAGCATGGGAAGTTACATTGGAACATCCTCTGGACGATGAAGGCAGATGGAAGTATATAGTGGATAATGCAGTGGTGAAGATGCCGTCTTTCAATGGAGAACAGCTTTTTAGGATAACACACAAAGAAAAGAGTGAATCAGAGATAACAGCAGATTTGCAGCCTATTTTCATGGATTCAAAAGATGATTGCTTTCTTATGGATGTCAGACCGACTAATAAGAATGGGCAGCAGGCGCTTGACATAATGACAGCTCCGAACAAAAAGTATTCTGCAAAATCTAATATCGCGGATATCAATACAGCATATTATGAAAAAATGAATTTGATTGAAGCGTTGAACAGCGATAATGAAAATTCATTTCTTAAGATATGGGGCGGTGAGATTGTTTATGATAATTTCACAGTGGTCATAGATAAAAAGGCTGGCAGTGACCGTGGTGTTGAGATTCTATATGGCAAGAACGTAGCCGAAAATGGAATGTCTGAGGAGGTTGATATGCGCAACGTAGTCACCAGAATAATCCCGCAGGCTTATAATGGACAGACTATGGATGGAAGTACACCATGGGTGGATTCCCCTTTGATAGACAAGTACCCGACTATAAAATACAAAGTCATGAAATTTGAGAATGTAAAGATGGAGGCTGACGCACAGGACGGAGATGCAGACAATGGAATTATCGTCTGCCATACGCAGGAGGAATTGAATGCAGCACTGGAAAGGCAGTGCCAGAAGCAGTGGAAAGAGGGAGCAGACAAGCCAACAGTCACTATTGAGGTTGATATGGTTATGATTGAGGATACAGAGCTTTATTCGGATGTCAAGGAGCTTGTAAGTGTATCACTTGGGGACACTGTACACTGCCGAAATGCGAAGCTTGACATCGTTACTGATGCCAGAGTCATTGAGCTGGAGTGGGATTGTGTGAACAATACCATTTCGTCAGTCAAATTAGGCGATTATCAGTTTGACTATATATCTAATCAGGTAAGCCTTCAGAATCGTATTGATAGTGCAATACGTGATGATGGGAGCGTAGTTGGAGCTCAGGTTAAAGGAATCCTTGATGCGGTAAAGACACAGTTTCATGCAATGCGTGACATAGCAAAGAAACAGGATGTAAGAGCTATGCTCTTTGAGGATTTGGATCCGGAATCACCTACATATGGAGCTATGTGCCTTGGCTCAATGGGATTTGAAATTGCATCTAAAAGGACCGCTGATGGAAAAGACTGGATATGGAGTACATTCGGAACCGGGAAAGGCTTTTTCGCCGACTATATTATAGCTGGAACCATGCTGGCAGACCGGATATATGGAGGAACATTGACCATTGGCGGAATAGACAACATAGCAGGCATTATAAAAGTATTAGATGGTAATGGAGCCATCCTAACTATCATGGATAAAGATGGAATACTGACAAATGGTAAATACACTTGTGGAAGTGATGAATTTGGCCGAAGAGTAGAGATCTCAGAGGGGGAGATGAAGATCATGGACAAAAGTGGTAATACTGTCGGGAGAATTTTTGCAGTAAGTAACGAAATTTTTAAAATCGGTACTGAAAATGCATTATTTAGAATGTTTAAGACTGGCGAGGTATATGTTGATTGCCGGTCATTCGGTGTAAACGGATATAACGGATTTACCGGAACAGTAGAGTATTCGGATGGAACTTATGAGAATTATGTTGGAGGACTGCTTATAGGAGGAAAATCGAAAGAGGGTGCTTATCCATGATTAGTAATAATAAATATTTGACGCAGGGAGAGATGGAGAGCAATGCAAAAGAAATTTATACATATCTAAGTGATAAAGGCTGGACAATCAATGCAATCTCAGGCCTGCTTGGAAATATGCAGAGAGAATCAACCATTAATCCTGGATTGTGGCAAAGCCTTAAAGAGGGCAACTATTCCGGTGGCTATGGACTGGTGCAGTGGACTCCGGCAACCAAGTATACAAATTGGGCGAAGGCTAACGGATACGATATAGGAGATGGAACAGGACAGTTATATTGTATTGATCAGTTATCAGAATCTACAGGTGAATGGATTAAAACATCTGCGTATAATCTGACATGGTCTCAATTTAAAACAAGTACAGAGACACCGGAGTATCTTGCTTCAGCTTACCTCAAGAACTTTGAGAGAGCCGGTGTGGAAGAGGAAGAAGCACGAAGACAATATGCGAGATCCTGGTATGATTTCCTTGAGTCAGGTGTAGAACCGGCTGGAAGATATATAGTTAGATTTATTCCTGCATAGGAAAGGAGATATTTGAATGCAGACTATCAAAAGAGACATATATGTTACAAAGAATGTGCTTCAGGCTCCAATAGAGGTAACTGAGGGCACAAATTCAATCGCATTAGAGTTTGATATAAAGGATTACACTATTCCGGGTACAGCGGCAGCAGTTGTGTACAGTATGTGTACAAGAACTATGGCTGAGCCTAATAAAGCCTTGGCAGAAGTGGATGGAAATACGATTACGATTATTCCTTCTGAGTCATTTTTTCATGCAGGGCAGAATGTTATGCAGATCAGAGTGATAGATGGTGACAGTAAGCTGATATCGTTCAACATAATTGTTAAATGTACTGGAAAAATGAGATTTGGTGATGAGGAAGAGGAAAAGCAGACTACACTTGTGGAACAATTGTTAAAAAGATTTGGCAACTACGAAGCAGAGCTTAAGGATGTGAGAAAAGGATTTGCAGGAGAGTCATACGATACAGCGGGGGAGGCTGTTAGAAAACAAATTGAAAGTGTCAATCAAAAAGTAGATAAAATAGAAACTATAAGTACCAAGGAAATTGATGCAATATAAGTTTTGAGACAAGAGGTGAAGTATGAGAAGAGGAACAACTCCAACAATCAAAATAAAATTAAAAGGTTGTGATATAAATAATTTGGAAAAAATATATGTAACCTTTAAACAGGGAAAATATGAGTTTGAGAAGTCCATGGATCAATTGAATACTTCGGATGAAACATTATTTATTAAATTATCTCAAGATGAAACACTGCAGCTTGATGCTATGAAGAATGTATTGATACAGGTCAGGGCAAAGACAAAAGATGAAAATGTAATTGCAAGCAATATCAAGTCAGTACCAGTTGAAGATATATTGAAAGAGGGGATGATATGACAGAAATTGAACTTGAAATGGAAAATGATACTGAATTAAGAATTGAATGTGAGCAAATATACATAATGGATGATTATGAACAGCTAAAAAACAAACCCCGCTTGAATGGAAAAGAAATATCAGGAGATATGTATGAGACAGATCCAACCATACCAGAATGGGCTAAAGCACAAAACAAACCATCATACACCCCGGAGGAGGTGAATGCAGTTAATAATGATAATGCTATTACCATTGAAGAAATAGAGGCTATATTTAATGGACTTTAGATAACAGAAAGGAGAACTATGGAAAATAAATATTTAAATCTTACAGGTGCGGTATACATCATTAGTAAAATTAAAACTCTATTGGAAGATAAAAGTGATAAAGGACACACACATTCAAAGGAAGAAATCGGATTAGGCAATGTTGAAAACAAATCATCACAAACTATCAGAGAAGAGCTTACAAGTGATAATGTAATAAAAGCACTTGGATATACACCACCGAAAGAAAATACAACGTATGCTGTTATGAAAGGTGCAACAGCTTCAGCAGCTGGAACGTCAGGATTGGTACCTGCACCGGCAGCTGGCGATTATGGAAAGTATTTACGAGGGGATGGTACATATGGAGCACCGACAAATACAACTTATTCTGATGCAACACAGACTGCACATGGTCTTATGTCAGTAAGTGATAAGAAAAAGCTTGATGGAATAGCGGAAGGTGCAAATAAGACAACAGTAGATAGTGAACTGAGTAGTACTTCAACAAACCCGGTACAAAACAAGGCAGTACAGGCTGAGCTAACTAAGAAAGCACCTATAGCGAGTCCGTCTTTTACTGGTACACCTAAAGTGCCAACAGCATCAGCTGGTACAAATAATACTCAGGCCGCATCAACAGCATTTGTAACATCGGCCATTTCAACAGCGATGGCCGGTATTACTAAATTGGATTTTCAAGTAGTGCAGACATTGCCATCAACAGGCGTTAAGGGAACGTTTTATTTAATTGCCAATTCTGGAAGAGGACAGAATGTGTATGATGAATATTTATGGATTAACAATAAGTATGAAAAATTAGGTACAAGAGAAATTGACCTAAGCAGCTATATAAAGCAGTCGGATATGGTTGCAATAACCAATAGTGAAATAGATGCGGCATTTGCATAGAAAGAAGG